TGGCGGCGAAGGCGGCGGCTTCGTAGGTATGCCGCTTACGGTAACGCCGGGCGGCGAGAGAATCACCGGCACTGCGGCGGTTGGTTCCAACGGAGAAATCACGTTTACGCCGGAAGCGGCATAAGGAGGGACGATAGATGGCAGAAATCAGATTTGACACCGGCATAGTGGCGTTTAACATCAACGACGCTGTGACGATTGAATTCAACCCTACGGACAGCGAAGTTGTAGAGAAAATCTACAACACGTTTGAAGAACTGGACAAAAAGCAGGATGCGTACAAGGCAGAAGTTGAGCGCTGCGCAGACAAAAAGGAAATTTTTGAGATTGCGCGCCGTAGAGACCAAGAAATGCGCGACATGCTGGATGGACTCTTCGGGAAGCCGATCTGCGCGCCCCTGTTTGGCACGATGAACGTCTATGCAATGGCCGACGGTCTTCCTGTCTGGTGCAATCTGATGCTTGCCGTCATTGATCAGATCGATACGACGTTCTCCCGCCAGAAGAAACTTACTGACCCGAGAATCAAGAAGTATACGGAGCGATGGAAAAAGTAATCTGGTCGCTGCCGACCTCGGTTGATGTAAACGGAACAGAATACGGAATTCGGTCGGACTATAGAGCGGTGTTGGATATCCTCACCGCTCTTACCGATAACGAGTTGGATGACCATCTCAAGACCGAGGCGGCACTAGAGATTTTTTATCCCGGTTTCGACGAAATGCCTCCAGGAGACTATCAGGAGGCCCTAAATCAATGCTTCCGGTTTATTGACCGGGGGCAAGATCGGAAAGAGAAGAAACACGAACCTGCATTGATGTCGTGGGAACAGGATTTTGACATCATTATTGCTCCGATCAACCGGATTGCCGGGTGTGAGGTGCGGGCGCTGGAATATCTACACTGGTACTCGTTTCTGAGCTTCTATCAGGAGATCGGTGACTGTCTCTTTGCTCAAGTCGTCCGCATACGCGATAAAAAAGCGCACGGGAAGTCTCTGGATAAACAGGACAGGGAATTCTACCGGAAAAACAGGGATATTATCGATCTGAAAACGACGTATACAGAGTCCGAAAAGGACGTTCTAGCCGCATGGGGCATTTCAAAATAAGGTGGTGAGAAAATGGCAGATGGAAGAATCGTTGTTCAAGCGGAGGTCGACGCAAAAAACGCGCAGAAGGATCTTGATAAACTGACGGCGAAAATCGACAAAATGGAAGCCGAGCTGAAAAAAAGCACCGGAGAGCAGAGTGGCTTGAAATCTCAGCTTGACGCAGCGAAAGAATCTGCAAAACAGGCAGAAAATGCGCTGAAATCGTTGCGGGCTGAATCCGCGCGGCTTCGGCAGATCACGTCCGGTGAGGTGTCTGCGTCTCCGGAGGCTTATATCACAGCATACGGACGGCAGACGGAAGTCGCGGCGCAAATCAAAGAGCAGGAATCAATCTTAAAAGATCAAGACAAGATCGTTGAGAGTTTGGACGGGAAATATGCAAAAATCACGGACAAAGTGATCGCGCAGACTTCTGCTTTGGACGCTGCGAAGCAAAAAGCCGGAGAACTCACGGAGCAAATCACAAACGCAAGCGGCGCGACAGAGCGAATGGAGACCGCCGCGAAGAAGGTTTCCGACAGCATGAACGCGTTCAGTAAGCGTGTTTCCGGGCTTTTTAAGCGCGTTCTTGTTTTCAGCCTGATTACTCGGGCACTGCAAAGTTTACGGACTTGGCTCGGGAAAACAATCATGAAAAATGAGGAGGCACGGGCTGCGGTCGCAAGACTGAAAGGCGCGTTGCTGACGCTGGCGCAACCGATTCTTCAAGTCGTAATTCCGGCGTTTATAACGCTCGCTAACGTACTGACTCGCATTATAACATTGCTGGCTAGGATCGTGTCTAAGATTTTTGGAACGACTTACGAAAAGTCGGCAGCGGCTGCAAAGTCTCTATATGACGAGCAAGAGGCGTTAGAAGGCGTCGGGAGCGCGGCGAAAAAAGCTGGGAAGTCGATGGCAAGCTTTGACGAAATCAATCAGCTGTCGAGCAATTCGGACGAAAGCGCGGGCGGCATCGGAGGTGCTGGCGCGTCTGGTGAGATTGCACCGAATTTCGCATCTAAAATCAAAGACCAGATCACCGCGATTACGGAACTGTTTCTTGGCGCAGGGCTTTTGGCGCTTGGTGCAATCTTGACATTCTCCGGCGCGAACATTCCGCTCGGGCTTGCGTTGATGGCAATTGGAGCGTTGGCAATCTACGATGCTGTGACGGAAAATTGGGGCGGAATCGCTGAACTGTTGCAAGGGCAGATCGGTAAAATCACAGCCATTGTGAGCGCGGCGCTTTTGGCACTTGGCGCCATTTTGCTATTCAGCGGTGCAAACGTTCCTCTCGGTTTAGGACTGATTATCGCGGGCGCTATTGGGCTTGCAGCTGTAGCAGCCGCTAATTGGGAAGGACCAGTCGCAGAACTTAAGGCGGTTATCACGGAACTGACGCTAATCGTAAGCGGTGCACTGCTGGTAATTGGCGCAATTTTGACGTTTACCGGGGCAAATGTGCCTCTTGGCATAGGGCTTATGATAGCGGGCGTAGCTGGGCTTGCCGCAGCCGCTGCGATCAACTGGGGCGCTGTTAAAAAGTTTGTTCAGGAAAATGTTTACGAAATCATGGCAGTTGTGAGTGCGGCGCTGCTCGTCATTGGCGCGATTCTCACGTTTTCCGGTGCAAATTTACCGCTTGGCATCGCACTAATGGCGGCGGGTGCTGTTGGACTTGCAGCTGTTGTAGCAATTAACTGGGGCAGCATTAAACAGGCATTGCAAGGACCAATAGGAGTTGTAACAGCGCTTGTAAGCGCGGCATTGCTTGCATTGGGCGCTGTGTTAGCGTTTTCCGGCGCAAATATTCCACTCGGTATTGCTCTAATGGCAGCGGGTGCAGTTGGATTGAGGGCAGCAATCACAGCAAACTGGGACACGATTCAAGGCAAACTGCGCGGTCCGCTCGGCGTAATAACTGCTTTACTTGGCGTATCTTTGCTTGTGCTTGGCGCGGTTCTCCTGTTTACAGGTGCCGGAATTCCTCTTGGTCTTGGGTTGCTGGCGGCAGGCGGTGCAAGTCTTGCAGCGGCGATTGCCCCAAATTGGAATTTCATTATAGACAAAATCAAATCCTGTTGGGCAGCGGTAAAAAGCTTCTGGGATAAAAACATTGCGCCCGTGTTTACGGCGGAATGGTGGGCAAACCTTGCAAAGAATGCCTTAAACGGTTTTATCGGCGTGTTTGAAGCGGCAATTAACGGAATCATTGATGGAATTAATTTCCTTATTTCCTGCTTGAATAAAATTCACATTGATATTCCGGATTGGGTGCCGGTTATCGGTGGCAAATCGTTTGGCTTTAATATCCCACCGGTGAGCAAAGTAGCACTCCCGAGGCTGGCAGAAGGCGCGGTCATCCCGCCGAACCGGGAGTTTATGGCAGTCCTCGGTGACCAGAAGAGCGGAACGAACATCGAAACGCCGCTTGAGACAATGGTGCAGGCATTCAAACAGGCTATGAACGAATCCGGTGGACGGTCGCAGACGATCATCTTGCAGCTCAACGGCAGAGAGTTTGCACGGGCTGTCTATAAGGCGAACAACGAAGAAACGCAGCGCGTAGGCGTAAGGCTGGCGGGGGTGAAGGCATGACAAGTGTTTTGACCCTCGACGGCACGGCGTATCCGAACCTGCATGTAACCAGTCTGAAACGCTCTTTTGCGGTTCTGGACGGCGATAATGCGGGGCGCGTGATGACCGGCGCGATGGTGCGCGACATCATCGGCACGTTTTACAACTACAGCGTGGAGCTTGACCCGGTTGGAACTGACCCGGCGGAATACGACAGGTTCTACGAAGCAATTTCTGCTCCGGTCGACAGCCATTCCCTCACCGTTCCGTATGCACAAGGTACATTGACCTTTGATGCGTATGTTGCAAACGGAGACGATGAACTTTTGACAGCTTACGGGCAGAAGAACGAATGGGGAAACCTTACATTTAATTTTGTTGCGATGAAGCCGAAGAGGACGCCGCTATGAGTGTAAAAGTTGTGTATGAAGACGTTGCGGTCGGTTCTGCGGCGGCTGCGAGTGTGACAGCAAGCGAGGCTATGGGTATTTCAAAAACCTCGCTTCTGCCCTTCGGGGCATTCGAGGGACCAATTGCAACGACGGAGCAGAATCAATGGGTGCTGAACGGCACACGAAAAGTAAAGCCTGCTTCTGAGCCGGTTGGCTTCTGGTCTACGCCGAGAAGCAAGGCGGATTGCACGTTCGATACGCCGCCTACTATTGAGATTTCGCTTGACGGGCAGTTTACGTCTCTCGGAATCTACTTCAAATTTGACGGGGAAACCGGGGACTATTGCAGCGACCTGAATATCACGTGGTACAACGGAACAACGCAGCTGGCCACACAGCAGTTCTTCCCGAACAGCGGAAATTACTTCTGCGAGAAAACTGTGGAACTGTATAACAAAATCAAGATTCAGTTCAACAAAACGAATCTGCCAAACCGACCAATCAAGATATCCCTTATCCTTTTCGGCATTGTTCGAGAGTTCGAGCGGCAGGAGCTTCGGAGCGTTGAGGCGACCGAGGAATTGAACATCATATCCGACGAGCTGGCGATTAACACGCTGGACTTCACGTTGGACAGCATGGAAGATATTGATTTTATTTTCCAAGAGAAGCAGCCCGTTTATGCGTACAACGGAAAGACGAAAATCGGCACGTTTTACATCGACGAATCTACCCGCGTAAGCAAAAATGTATACAACGTTTCCTGCATCGACGCTTTGGGGATTCTGGACGAAGACCCATTCCCAGCTGTTGTTTATTCCAACGCCAACGCGAAAACGGTTTTAGAAAGCATCCTCGGCGGGTATTTCGTCTTGGAGCTTTCGGAGGAACTACAGACAGAGAAGCTGACAGGATACATTCCTGATTGCACGCGAAGGGAAGCTTTGCAGCAGGTGGCGTTTGCGCTTCGGGCTGTTGTGGACACCAGCGGAACAGGAAACGTGAAGGTATGGAGGCTGTCTGAGGAAACACCGACGGAGATTCCTATGAACCGTCTCTACGTCGGCGGAGAGGTCAGCCAGTCCGCCATCGTGACCGAGGTAAGAGTTACCGCGCACACGTACAGCACGTCCGGAAGCGGAAGCGATACGGTTGAAGTTGGCGGGAAAAAGTATTTCCATACGACGGCGGTCACGGTAAAACAGAACCCGAACATTACGGCATCCACAAAGCCAAATGTCATCGAGGTCAAGGACGCGACGCTTGTCAACTCGACGAATGTTGCAGCGGTAACGCAGCACGTCTTTGACTATTATATGCGGCGGCAGACGCACAGCGTTCAGATCGTCATGGACAAGGAGCTTCCCGGTGACTATGTAGACACCACAACTCCGTGGGATGATCACATTACCGGGACGATAACGAGCATGACCATCAAACTGAGCGGCATCGCGGCGGCTGAGTGCGACATCGTCGGAACGGGGGCTTCTGCATGAGAATTATGAAAACCTTAATCACCGACCGGACGCAGGCTGACGCTTCCTATGCTGAGAAGCTTTACAAGAAGCTGTGGAGCGACTTCACGGAGCAGGAAAAGGCAGACTTTGAAGCTGGCTTGAAAGGCTCTTACAAAGCGTCTGACCTGAACCGCGTCGGCACGGCACTTATCACCATCCGCGACAGGCTGAGAACGCACAGTATCGATGTTCCGGCAGAAGTGCGGGAAGATTATGGTTCTGACGAAGTGCTCGACAAAGACGTTATGGACGCTTATATCGAATCCGCGAACGCCGTATACGACGCAGTTGTCAATCCTGCCCCGCGCCCTCCGGCAAAAATCAACGACCTAGACTGGGAAGGCGCGAACAACATCGAAAAGACGATCATCGCCGTAGATGACGTGTTGGAGAGTCGGGAGGTCGGCTGGGTTTACGCGGACGAGGAACTATACGCAGGAGACATGGGGGGATAACATGAAAGACCGAACAAGTAAGCACCCGGGGCGGGTAAAGCTCAAGCCCGTTGCCGGACAGACAGATACTTACGACATGACGCGTGCAGACGACCCGGACGATACCGGCACGCCATTTAATACGCGCACAATGCTCCAAGATTCCACGGGGCGCTTTCTCAGATTGCCGTATGCGAACCCGCTTGTCGACGACGCATTCCGGCACATGGTCGACCGCATCGTACCCATCGGCACCATCCGGACGAGCCCCGCGCAGAGTTTGGGGGATGCGTGGTTGAAGTGCGACGGGAGCACAGTGACGTTTGAGAACTACCCGCAGTTGTGTTCTGTGCTGAGAAATACGGGCGGTGCGGTAACGTGGGATACGAATGCGTTTCCGGCATCTTACAATGCAAAAAGTGTTTCAAATACAGTGTATTTTGATGGGATGTGGTTTGTTTGTGCGCAGGTTGGTAGCAATTTCAAGATTTTGAAATCCAGCGCGGTTGGTGGAACGTTTTCCGAAGAGGCGACGTTTACAGGAAGCGAAACTACATACGAAGGCATAATGTGCTCGCTCGCAGTATCTGACGATTATTGCGTGTGCGCATACCGTGTCGGAATAAACGTCAAGATTGCGGTTCGAGAAAAAGGGAACACAAGCTGGACGCAGGTGGGCGTTACACTCCCATCAGATAGCAAAGACGGTACCGGATTCTTCGGAATCGCTGAATGTAACGGGAAATTTGGATTTGCAATAGAAAGATACGGAAGCTCCACGGACGAATATTCCGATAAAACATATGTGGTTCTTTCGGATGCGCCTTTGGATTCTGGTAGCTGGCAGTATTCGATGATTACGAAAACTAACGATATCAGCGGGAATAAATTTTTCGGATATAAGTTCTCGAGCGCAAATGGAAAATGGTTCCTTTCGGCAATCCGACAGGAGACTGGAAGTTCTTTTAGCGGTGATGTAGAGCTGCACGTTGCAAATGGGAGTGAAACCAGCTTCACGAAAATAAAAACTCCTGTCAAATCAGTAGTCATGAAACGTTATTCAGCGTCAGAAGTTGTGTTCCTATCTGGAAAGTATTATTTTTTGGGGACTTACTATTCGCAGTACAACAGCAGTTCGGGAATATTTTATAGACCAGTGTCGACTGTTTATTCTTCCGAAAATCTCACAAACTGGGGTTCTTCTATTGTTACCGGAGAGAACAAACAGGCAACTACCTGCGTAAGTTACGCATCTGCATCGGAATCAACATTACTGGTTGCAACGCAAACAGAAGTTTGGACAACGTCCAGCCCAAACGATGGGTTCAACCAAGCTACTGTACCAACTACTGCGATTACCGCAGTGGCATTGCAGGGAATGACGGCGACGGCATCTTACAAAGGCGGTGTGGCGTATCACGATTACACATATGATTCGCGCCTCTTGCCTACCATCTCGCTTTCGGACGACACGACGACGTTCATCAAGGCAAAGAACGAACTGGATGTATTTGAATCACAGCAGAGCGGGGGGTGATTAAGTGTTTCAGAAAATCGCGAACGCTTTATCGGTGGAAGTAGAGGGAACTGACCTGACGAAAGCGACGAAGATTGAGTTTTACGTGAGGCAGGGATGTTCCTTCTTCCAGTATGAACCTACAGTAGTCGACGAAACGCACCTGCTTGTAAAAATCCCGTATGCAGACGCGATGCGGCTGCAAGCAAGCACCGTAAGGCTACAGCTTGCCTTAACAGATGGCGACGGAAACCCGATGGCGGCTGAAATCGTGCAGACGGACGCGAAAAAGTTCTTGAAGGAGGCGGGATATGATTAAAATGACGCTTTCCCAGCCGGAGATCAAGATGAAGATCGCCCCGGCGAAGGTGGTTTACACTGGAGATAGCAAGCCCTATGAGGGCGTATACGACGTAACGCCGAAGACTTACGAGCCGGTGGTCTTGCCGACCAGAAACCGGCTTTTGTCCCGCGACGTGAACGTTGCAAAGATTCCACAGTACGAAGTATCCAACGCCGCCGGTGGGCTGACGCTCATCATGGGCGACGAGTATATGAACAGTTAGGAGTGAGCATATGGCAAACAAGTATGTAAACAAACTGATCGTCGGAACGGAGGTAAAGCTCGACCTGTCGGGCGACACCATTGTCGCGAGTGATCTCAAAAAGGGCGTCACCGCGCACGACAAGTCCGGCGCGCCGATCACCGGCACGAACGAATTTGACGTAAACTCGCAGGACGCGGACGCTGCGGTTGCGGAGGTTCTGAAGGGCAAGACATTCTACGCGCGCGGCTCGAAGCTGACCGGCACCATGCCGGACAACGGCGCAAAGACGCTCGAGATTGCCGATGCGGAAGACGAGCCGACAATTGCAATGGGCTTCCACGACGGCTCCGGCAAAGCGCGCATCAAGGCGACAGAAAAAGCAAAAATCATTCCCGGCAATATCAAGTCCGGCATTACCATTCTCGGCGTGGTGGGCAGCTACGGCGGCGAGGCGGTCAAGGCACAGGCGAACAAGAACGTCACGCCGAGCTTTGCCGAGCAGGTCGTGACGCCGGATGAGACGTATGACTATCTGTCGCAGGTGACTGTCGCGGCGATTCCCGTCACCTACACCGACAACGCCGCAGGAGGGCAGACGCTCCAGATCGGAGGCTGAGATGGCAGTCAACAAAGTCGCCCTGAACGGCGAAATCAAGCTTGACCTGACCGCCGACACCGTAACGCCGGAGACACTTCTCAAGGGCGCGACGGCGCACAACGCGGCGGGCGAGCTGATTACAGGAGTGTATGAGCCTATGAACATAAAACAGTACACCGGCACGCTTCTCGCCTCGGGCTGGGCTGCGGATTCGCACGGCTACCAGGCGCAGACGATCACGATAGATGGGCTAAAGGCATCCTACGATGTTGACCCGCAGTGGGACGTTGCACTTTCCGGGATGGACAAGGACGCAGACAGCGCACTTCTGACGGGGTTCTCCCGCGTCAGTAACTTTACGACAGGTGCGAACAGTCTGACCGCGCAGTGCATCGGCGCGCCACCGGAGATCAACATTCCAATTAAGGTGGTGGTATTTGGATGAGCGGAAGAAGCCCTAGATGGATCGAAAAGCCGGTAGGGTTTGCCGGGTGGTCGTGGGCGCAGATCATAGCGGCCTGCCAGAGTAAGCAAATCCCGCAAGAGTGGAAGGTGCATGACTGGAAGAACATGACGATTAACGGCGCAGAATACCGAATCGACATTATCGGCATGAACCATGATGATTACGCGGATGGCTCGGGCAAGGCACCGCTGACACTCCAGCTGCACGACTGTTATGCGGCGGGACGATACGGAATCACCGGCGGCTCTGCGTGGATCGATAGCATTATGCGGACGGAAACGCTTCCGGCGATCCTTGCGCTTATGCCGGCAGAGGTACAAAGCGGGATTCGAGAGGTAACCAAGCTGACGAAACACGGTTCAAGTATCGATACAACAGCAGATAAATTGTTTCTCCCGTCGGTAGTGGAGGTCGGACAACCTGGTAATTCCGGCGTAGACGCTGCCGAAGGTATGCAGTATGCGTACTATTCCCATCAGCTTTATAGCGTAAAGCAAATGGCGGGGGGAGAAGTAGCATGGTGGACACGGACACGCGCCGGCGGAAGTAATGTCTATGCGATTAGCATTTTGGGTACCCCATCCAGCAAAGGCATAACCTCCGAGGCGACTAGAACGGCGTTTTGCTTTTGCTTTTAGGAGGCCGTTATGGGAATGTTTTTGAGAAGAGGTCTTCCGACCCCGGAACACTTCACAGTGGATATATCCGGCGATCTTAGTCCCCAAAACGCATATGCGACAATTGGAGAAACGAAATATACGGCGACGGCAACGGTAGAAGTGAAGCCGGACGCGACAGTTGACGTCTATGTAGGCGGTAATGAGACCCGCTGCAAGATAACTCTCAATGGGGAACTGGTGATGGCCGGGATCGGAACGTACGCACTGAAGGTGACCGGGAACGCAGCCATTGCATTCGATAGAAAAACCAATAACAGCGGCTCATACTATATTTGCGATATCACGATGGGATAGGAGATCAGAATGTACATTACAAATCAGTCTATACAGTACCCGAATATCCGCGTGACGCGCACAGATGGGACGGTACGGTTTGAGGGTGCAAGCTTGGCTGGCGTTTCTGCTCTGTCCGGGTCTATTGCGGTCTACACGAACAATGGCTTCCAGATGCAGACATTCGACACGGCAGATTATCTCCGGCAGGAAATTACAGATGGGCTCTGGGTGCTTACCAATATTCCACTGCCGCAGCCGATGGCGCAGGAGCCGGTAGAATACGACTTGGATGCGTCTATAGCATACGCGGTGCAGTTTTTGATGAAGGATGTGAAGCTGGAAACAGCAGACGAGATCATCCGGTGTTCCGCACTGTACCCGGAATGGACGGCGGGAAAGCACACAGTGGGTGAAACGTTCCTTGTTGATGGAGAGCCGTGGACTTGTTTTCAGGCGTATGACAACGCGGTCTATCCGGATATCGCGCCGGGGAAGACTGCCTGGTACACGTTCAACAAGCCATATCACGGGACATCGCGCGAGACGGCACGGCAGTTTGTCCATCCGACGGGCGCGCACGATATTTACAAGGCGGGAGAATGGGCAGTGCAGGGCGGAAAGTTCACCAAAGCTAACCAGGACACAGCATATAGTCTCGCGGAGTATCCGCAGGCATGGGATGTAGAAGGATAACAGCCGCCCGAGGGCGAGAAAGGAGAACACATGGACACCAAGACCATCATCGTTACCCTCGTCTGCGCCGTGCTCGGCTCGTCCGCGCTGACGGCGGTCGTCAATGCCGTCGTCAGCGCGATACAGAAAAAGCGCGGGAAGACCACGACGCAGGATACGCACCTTGCAGAGATCGACAAAAAGCTCGGCAAAATGCAGGAGCATCAGGACGAGCAGTATCTTGCAATCCTGCGGTTGACGATCATGTCCGAGGAGATGCCGATGGCAGAGCGCCTGATTGCCGGGCAGAAATACGTCAAGCTGGGCGGAAACGGCGATGTAAAAAAGTTTTTGCATCAGCTGGAGGCGCAGTGCGAGCATAGCATCGCGCAATAAAACGGGAGGCGGATATGCGGGTAAAAGGCAAGTGGAGCAAAGGCGAGATGGCGCGCACCATCGTCATCTATCTGCTCAGACTCCTGACGATGGTGCTGATCTGGGCGTGCGCGCTTAAAACCATCGCTGTCCTTATCGCAGTCGGAAGCAACCCGGAGCTTGGTACGTCGGTCGACCTGTCCGACGTGCTCGGCTACGCCGGGGGCGCGGCAGTAACAGAGCTGGGCCTGCTGGCATTTAAACGAGTATTCGCAAAGAAAAATGAACCGGTAGAATGAAAGGGGTACATATGGATAACATTAAAAAGCGGCTGGGCAATTTGCTCAGCGTCAAGTCTCTGGTTACGCTGGTCCTGACGGGCGTGTTTGCGTACATGTCTGTAGCCGGTAAGATCTCGCAGGACTTTATGACGATCTACGCCGTCATTATCGCGTTTTATTTCGGGACCCAGTCCCAGAAGACGCAGGATGTGCTTGACAGTGCGAGTACGCCGCAGGAGGTCGAAAAGAAATGATGAAAGCATCTGAGCTTGTGCGCAGGCACATTGACGTTGCGAAGAACTACAAGACCGTCTACATGTGGGGCTGCTTCGGCTCTCCCGTGAGCGAAACGATCATTGACGAGAAATCCGCCCAGTACCCGGACTGGTACACCAGCGGCAGAGTCACATATCTGCGCAGCCTCATCGGAAAAGTTGTCTATGGCTTTGACTGCGTGAACCTCACGAAGGGCATTCTCTGGGGCTGGAACGGCAACAAAAACGCTTACTACGGCGGTGCAAGGTACGCCTCGAACAGCGTGCCGGATGTCTCCGCCGACGGCATGATCGCCAAGTGCTACGCCGTGTCCGGCATCGGCTGGGACAAGCTGATTCCAGGCGAAGGTCTCTGGATGCCCGGTCACTGGGGCATGTACATCGGTGATGGTCTGGCGGTCGAATGCACCCCGATCTGGGACAACGGCGCACAGATCACCGCCGTCCAGAACATCGGCACGAAAGCAGGCTACCACGCCCGCAATTGGCGGAAGCACGGAAAGCTCCCTTGGGTCGAGTACGACACCGTGAAGGTCGACGAGGCCGTCGAGGAAGCAAAGAAGACCATCAAGCAGAAGGCTGGTCTTACAGACAGCACGATCGATTACCTCGCCGCGTATAAATACGGCGACGATCTTCTCAAAAAACTCGCAGCTGCGATGAAGTAAGGTGGTGTTATTATGGCACCGCAGGCGCGGGCAAAACTCCCGCCGGAGCTTGGCGGACTGATGCGCCGGGATATGGAGACGGTTATTTACCAATCGAATCTCGGCCGCGAAGACGCAAAGATCGCGCAGCTCTACTTTGTGGATAAGCTCCCACAGGTTGACGTTGCGACAGAGCTGTATATTGGCCGCGCTACGGTACAGAGGCGGCTTCCCGGTATCGTGCGGGAGATGCAGCGGACATCCAACAAACTGTATAACTGAGATAAGCGCCGGTTTCTCGGCGCTTATTTTTTTATAAAAATTTTTGAAAAGCCCTTGACATATACGGTAATACCGTATATAATGAGACCATAGAGATAAACCAAATACAAATTACGGAGGGTTTAAAAATGGCTATGGTAATCAACAAAAACGGTACAGAAATCAACTTTGACGCGGCGGTTGCACTGATGGATGATGACATCCGTGAAGATCTCCACGTGGAACTTGCGCCATGCACCGATCAGGAGTTTTTTACTGCGTATGAGGCCCGTCACGAAGCCAAGTATGGCGAAGAGTGGGAGCTCAGCAAAGAGAACCCCTGCTACTGATGCCGACGGAAGCGCAGAAGCGCACCCGCGACAAGTGGGATGCAGAAAACATGTCCGTGATCTCCTGCAAACTCAAGCGGGAGATCGCGGAAAACTTTAAGACCGCAGCGAGGGCCAACGGCACGACGCCAAACGAACTGATACGCGGCTGGATTGCCACATATTTATTTGAGCAAAACTGATGCATAACTGAGGCACAGGAAAATAGTAAAAAGCCCATACTGGACACATCAAAGGAGTGTTCGGTATGGGCTTTTCTTATTTCAATCCAAACCCGGAAGGAAAACAAGTCGGAGACTGTACCGTTCGGGCGATTGCGAAGGCGACGGGAAAGAGCTGGGATGAAACATATGTTGGGCTTTGCCTACAGGGTTTGAAAATGGGGGACATGCCGTCGGCAAACAGTGTCTGGGGCGCGTACCTCCGGCAGCATGGATTTACCCGGAATGTTGTGCCGAACACATGCCCGGACTGCTATACGGTCGAGGAATTCGCGAGAGACCATCCGCGCGGTGTGTATGTACTAGCTCTATCAAGCCACGTCGTGTGCGTAGAGGACGGAAAGTATTTTGATAGCTGGGATTCCGGGAACGAAATCCCGCTGTTCTACTGGGAAAAGGAGGATAAATGATGTTCGGACAACAGCCTTATGTGTATCAGCAGCCGATTTACAATCAACCGCCCATGATGCAGGACCCAATGATGCGTCCACAGTATCAGCCTGCGCCGTCGATGCAGTATCCTGCTCCGCAACCACAGCCACAGCAACCGAGCGGGGGACAGTCTATCATCTGGGTTCCGAACGAAAAGGCGGCAAACGAATTTATCGTCGCGCCGAATAACGCTGTCACGCTTTGGGATATGAATGCACCGGTTGTGTATGTGAAGAAAGCCGACGCAAGCGGTAAACCAGCAATGACAACGTATGACCTCGTAGAGCGCTCTACAGCCCCCGTGAGCCCCACAGCGCCGCAAACAGCGCCCACGGTGGAGTACGTGACCCGCAAGGACTTTGACGAACTGGCGGCAAAGGTGGCGGCTCTGAGCGTCAAGCCCGTTAGAAAGGCGAAGGAGGCAGACAATGAACCCACTGTTTAATGCACTCGGCGGCGGGCAAATGCCCGGGGCTATTGGGCAGTTTCAAAATATGATGCGGCAGTTTCAGCAGTTCAAGCAGAGCTTTCAGGGAGACCCGAGGGCGGAGGTTGAGAAGCTGGTACAGTCTGGGAAAATCTCGCAGCAGCAGTTGAACCAGCTACAGCAGATGGCTGGACAGTTTCAGCAGTTGATGCAGTAGTTCAGAAATTCCGAACAGCTGAACGGTCAAAATCGTGGCCACGATTGAGATAAATTTCAAAATCTACGAAAGGAGAAAACTATGAGTTTGAATGGCGATGGTATTCCTATGAACATGCCTGTAGTTCCGGCAAACTCGGACGGCGGAAACGGATGGGGCGGCGGTAATGGCTGGTGGATCATTATCCTGTTCCTCGCGATTTTCTGCGGCTGGGGTAACGGAAACGGCTTTGGCAACCGTGGAGGGAACGGCGGCGTTGTTGACGGCTATGTTCTGGCCTCTGACTTCTCGAACATCGAAAGAAAGATTGACAGCGTGAACAATGGTGTCTGCGACGGCTTCTATGCGATGAACACGGGGATGCTTAACGGCTTTGCCGGTGTAACGCAGGCTGTGACTTCCGGCTTCTCTCAGGCGGAGCTTTCCCGCTGCAATCAGCAGGCCGCGCTTATGCAGCAGCTGAACAACATGGCGATGCAGGCTGCAAACTGCTGCTGCGAGACCAGAGAGGCGATTCAGGGTATCAATTATAACCTCGCGACGCAGGCTTGTGACACTCGCAACCAGATGCAGAACAGCACTCGCGACATCATCGACGCGATGAACTGCGGCTTCCGCAGCATCGACCAGAGATTGACGGCGCAGGAACTGGCTGCAAAGGACGCGAAGATTGCCGAGCAGAACCAGCAGCTCTTTGCGGCGCAGCTGGCGGCTTCTCAGGCGGCGCAGAACGACACGCTCAAGTCCTACGTAAGTGGACAGCTGGCGTATTATAACCCGCGTCCGGTCCCGTCGTTCGCGGTGCCGGCTCCGTACCAGTTTGCAGGCTGCAATAGCGGCTATAACTACGGCTGCGGCAACTGCGCTTAACTCCATAACGTAGAGCTTTTTCGTGAGGTCACGAAAATGATCGGTTCCTTGCCGATACTCGATCAACGCGGCGGGGCAATCGTCCCGCCGCTATTTTAATTGCCTCTAATTCGAGGCAGAAAGGAATGATTTTATGGCTGAATTTACATCATCCGGAATTCAAACTGTTGCCGCTGGGCAGAACGTCCCTCTAATTTCCACGTCGGCTTGTGGCAAACCGTGTATCGTCCACCGTGACGGAAGCGGACTTGTTACGCTGCGTGGTCTGACGCAGCAGTGCAAGGCGAAGTTCCGTGTATCCTTTGGCGCGAATATCGCCATTCCTACAGGCGGAACAGTCGGAGCTATCACCGCTGCGCTCGCCATTAACGGGGAGGCTTTGAACAGCGCCACAGCGACCGTAACCCCTGCGGCTGTTGAGAACTATTTCAACATCTACGTTTCTGCATTCGTGGAAGTTCCGCGCGGCTGCTGCCTGACTGTAGCAGCAAAGAACACCAGCGCACAGGCGATCAGTTTCGCAAATAGCAATATGATCGTCGAGCGCGTATCGTGAAGGGAGGAAGGAATATGTACGATTTGAGAAACCTTCGGGAAATGCTCTGCAAAGAGCTGGACGAAATCGCCGACAAGCGCGAAATGTCCGCTGGCGATCTGGATGCCATCCAGAAGCTTACCAGTTCCATCAAGAACACTTATAAAATCGAAATGCTCGAGGATGGCGGGTATTCGCGTGACGGAGAGTGGGAGGCGGACATGCGCGGCACGTATGGGCGCGGAAGCTCCTACCGTGGCAGGCGTCGCGATTCTATGGGGCGATACAGCCGGACCGATGCTCGGGAGCATATGCGCTCGACGCTGGAAGACATGATGCGCGACGCGGACGATGATAAGACGCGCGAGGCTATCCGCCGCTGCATGGAGCAGATTGACAGAGCATAAGGAGGGAAAGACATGCTGGATGAAGCCGAAATCCGAAAGGAAATAGCACGGCTGGAATACGAAGAATCCAGCTATCCCAATTATGCCAAACTGGCGAACCTATATGTGATACGCGACAAGATGCAGGAAGAGGAACGGGGCGACGGCGGTAGGTATGTGGGTTACTACTCCGGCGCTCCCGCTCCTGTTACCGCGCAACCGGCTACCGTGGGCGATTACGGGGACAGTGAGTTTTTGCTTGCGGTAGCCGGGAAAGACCCGGCGAAGGCTTGGACGGTCGTTGACGAACTCATGGACACGCTTTCACTTGTAAACCGAAGGGTATATGATTCTGTTTTAAGAAAAATAAAGTCCCTATGACGAGGCAAAAAGCGTGGCAAATTCCGTGGCAAAAATGCGTGTCAAAATTGTGTTTTGCGTGTCAAATAATTGATACGCATCGCAAATAAATGATACGCTCGAAATGCCTGAAAGCCTTGATATACAAAGGAAAACCCTGTAATCACTTGAGATTACAGGGTTTCTTCTTTGGCGCGGAAGGAGAGATTCGAACTCTCGAATTGAGCTTTAAACCAGTTGAAAACACTGCGCTTTTTATTTTCATGGCAAATATCGTGGCAAAATTAAGAGAAGAACTTTTTCATTTCCTGCACAGACTCGGAAATGTCTGCTTGTGCGATGTGTGTATAGATTTTACGCATTGTTCCGTAGTCTGACCATCCGCCCAGCTGCATCGTGACTTTTTCCGATATACCAAGCTTATATGCAAGGGAGCAGAAGGAATGCCGCAGACCGTGTGTCCCGACTTCTGGCAAATTCGCTTCCTTGCATATTTTATTTGATGCAGCGCGAATGCTGTTCGGATTTGCAACGATGACAAAATCACTCGATCTTTCTGCTTCTGAAAGCAGCTGCGACAGCCTCGGTACCATGATTGGGATAGTCCGCCGTGAAGAGCGGTTTTTGTTAGACACTTTGTTTACCAGTTTGTTGTTTTCGTCGAACAATGTAGCTCCTCGAACCGTGATAGACTGCTTTTTTAGATCAACGTTCTCCCAACGCAAACCAAGAATTTCTGACACACGCAGAGAGTGCAGTGCAAGAAGAAACGCGATTTCATACTTACTCCCTTCTGCCGCTTTCAAAAACACAGGAATTTCTTCCGCAGACAAAAAAGCGTGCTCGTCAGATTGGACGGTGGGAAGCGCCACTTCGTATGATACACCATATCGCTTAAGCGCCGGACGTATCAGCGCCCATGTTTCGCGGATGGTCTTCGGGCTGCATTTTTCGGCGTTGATCGCCTGCTGTATAGCACTCACGGAGAGTTTGGATAAGGGGACATCCATAATAGGTTGAAGGTAACACCGTTGCTTGATTCTGTGTCCGCGAATAGACGCTGGGGAAAGAGTGCCGCTCTTGAATTCCAGGTATTCGTCTATGGCTTTGCGGATTGTTATTTCCGGCTTGGCCTCCTCGGCAGAAAGGATACCGATTTTGTATTCTAAAGCTGCCTGCTCTGCTTCTCGCTTCGTTCCGGCAGTGAACGACCTCGCTTCCCCATTTACCATCACTCGGCATCGGTAAGAGCCGGACGGCAGTTTTTCAGCCTCTGGGACTTTCAGTTTTTTCATTTCGGATCTCCTTTTTGACGATACGAAGAATGGTGAAGCCTACGGCCAGTATGGACGCGACAATCAAGGCAATAAATATCCACGCCATTACAGATAGCCTTCCGCCCCGGATAATACCAGCGTCTGTAATCTGCGAGTCGATAACAAGGTACACGATCAGCGAAAACGCAAGTATGGCGCAGAAAAAGGCCAGCAGGTAGCAGATAGCGTGTGTGGCTTTGATCTGCGCCCGCTGCATTTCGTTTGCGGCGGCCGCTCTGACGTTCTCGAGTTCAAGCCTGTGGTTCCGCTCCTGTAGTTCGCTTGGACTGTCAGTAGGCGGTTTTAGCCCGCACAGCTCATCCAGCGACAGACCGAGAACGAGGCATAGCGCGGCAGAATTGTACAGTTTCGGGTCTTGCTGTGTTCCTGCGCAGAGTTTCGTCACAGCCGATCTGGAAACGCCGGATTCTTCGACAAGTCTGTCGATGGTGTAATGCTGATCTTCCTTCGCCCGCTTTATGTTCCTCTGATATGTAGAAAAATATGGGGCGAGTTCCTGAATTGCCGACATGATATACCTCCATTTTCACATATATTTCGCTGATTCTTCTGCTATGGGTATGGTTTTACCAATTTGAGGGTGGACATTTCTGCCAGTTTTGCTATGCTGGTTACAGGCGCGTGAGAAAGCCCCACCGCCGGGGGAGCGACGGTGGGGCGATCTTAAACATTCCATTATACAAAATAGTCTGTCCCATAATTGCCGCTTACGAGGGTTACCGGACGAAGAAAATGCAAGGTGTTCTTTGTGGAAGATTCCAAATTGAAATTACTGAACGAACGTTCTAAAATATGGAGGTACACCAAATGCAGAGCATCAATATTCGCTTTGAAAACGGGAAAGTAAACATCATCGTAGACGGGGCACTTTTCAAGGACGTCCACAGTCTAAGCCTGGACTACATCAAGGGAGCACCCATGCTCTTTGCTTGCGTCTCAGATGTAGGCGAGACACGGGAGAAGTGGAACCAATGCCCGCTGCCGAACTGAACGCTTATTGCATATCGCGGGAATTGGCCGATTCCAGAACGGTTCCAGACTGATTTACAAACTGTACAGATACGTTATCCGCCGGAGTTCCGTTAAATGCGTTGTACATACCGCCGTACATATAAAAGGCCATAACCATGATGGACTCTTGTAAGCCAACAGTATCCGTGGAAAGCGTCACTGTAAACGCTGTGTAGTCGTTGGAAGCGGAGACAGAAACGATATTTGGATAGTCGGAAGAATCAGCCATTTTTGCAAGCTCGGTATCGATGTTTTGCCGCAGCTCTTGCATAAGGTCGTTGTGCTTGGATTCCGTCATGACATATGTGGCAGAGCCGTCGGCGTTAATTTTGGCGGAGATAAATCCGTCCGCTTTGCTGACTTCTGCGTCAAGTGATTCCTGCGTCGTTCCTTCGTCGAGGAAATCAGCGGGAACGGTAAGCTCGATCGTGCGACCGGGCGTTTTTTCGGCGGAAATCGATGTGGTGGAAGTTCCTTCTTGCGTATCCGTTGCCGTGCTTGTCGGTGAGGATACCGAAGCGCTTGCCGGAGAGGTCTGCGTGCTGCTCGGCGCTTTTTGGGGAATCAGAAGGACGGCAACCATAATGATAATGGCGATTGGGATTGCCACAATAAGCGCTTTTCCGAGCGGGTTTTGCTTCTTCGCTCGGCGCGCACCACAGGCCGGACACTTCTTCTCACTGGCGTTAATCTGCGCGCCACAAGAGCGGCAGATAACTTTTCGGTTCCAAGTCCCGCAGTTCGGGCACTCTTTCAGTCTTTCGTCAAACGCTTCCCCACAACGAGGACATTTGACGGAATATACATCCTTTGGCATGATACGAACCCCCGGTTTTGTAAGATACAACAATTTTACCACCAGAGTTTTACAGTCTCAAGGTCAAAATTATACAAAAAGAAACGATAAAATTTGGAAGATTGAAGAGGGAGGGCGCAAAATGGTTTGTATTCAGGACGATATGTGCTATAATAAGGGTGAAGAAATTGCGCCCATTGAAGAACTTAGAACGGAACTGATTGAAAAAATCAAACAGCTTCCGAACGAAGAATGTAAAAGAATCCTAAGCATTGTCAATGTTGAAAGTTGGAGGTACTGACGAAATGAAAATTATTATGATTGCACTTATACTCGCTGTGCTCGTGGCTTTCGTTTACTGCCTCGCGCAGTTGTTAAGAGCGGAGAAAATGCGCGATAAGCTTTTGGGCGAACTTCTAGAGGAGACGATTTCCATAAGAGACAGTGCAAAGCGAAATCCAGTACGTATGCCTATTGATGTAATTGTTGAAGCTGCTCGTTCAGCCATGAATGGTAGCTTTGGAGAAGGGCAAGAGCCATAGCATTGTATGACTTCATCAGGAATGCGTACTGTTCCTTTGTAAACAGATCGGAAGATTTCTTCAAATCCTCCGTAGAAAACCGCGCGACATCATAAGAAAAGGAATCCATATTGATCTGAGACAAGAAGTCTGCAAACGGCGGTAAACTGCACATAGCTCCTCCTTACTGCAATTTTTGTATACTCTTATTTACTTCATCCATTACTTTCAGCAGGAAAGACATATCTTGACTATCTCTTACGATTTCAAGAAGCATGTCTTGATCGGGCGCTTCGCCATCGGCGGGGCGCTCTTTTTTTATGCCCTCCTGCGGAACGAGGTCCTCGTCCGGCAGCAGGTCTGCCACGGATACACCGAGATATTCTGCGATAATTTTAAGATTTTTCATAGAAGGGTTTGTTTTCCCTGTGTTCCATAGAGAGTACGATGCAGACGTAATACTGCAATCCTTATAAAACTGCTGTTTCGGTATACCTTTTGCAGCAAGCAGGGAGTTGATTCGTGCGACTATGGGCGATTTAACCGCAAAGTCCGGCATTGGGTCTACGCCATATAAGAGATATTCTGTCGTTACCCCAATTACACTGGCTGCACGTTGAACTTTCTTTATACTTGGCGCGTGTTTCCCCGTGTTCCACTGAGAGAAAGAACCAGACGATATTCCGCTTTTTTCGTAAAACTCTTGCTTTGTCATTCCAATTTCAGCAAGCCTTATTTCTATTCTTCTTATAACGGACTGTACGTCAAATTGCATAAAAAATCCCTCATAAATTTGGCAAAAAAGCACCCTTAACAATCCTAAGTTTTTATTGACTTTTAGTATATACTTAACTATACTAAGAGTTGTGAGGGGCAAAACTTACAAGTGAGGTGATGGCGTGAAGAAAGACAAGTATATATGGGGATTTCAGATTGTTGGTTCAGACTGCGGATATGACGAGTTCGGTACGTTCCATTGCGCGTGCGGTCATTGCCTTCCGTTACGAGTTGATGTAAGTAAGGGCGGCAAATATCGCGGCAGCGACTGCGGCGACGGCAGATACGACGGTGAAAAACATGTTGATAAGAAACCGCCTTTTCTCCGTGCGTGCTTTCGAGCCTTCGGTTTCGACAAGCACATTTAGACCGTTTTCTTCTATGGACTTGTAACGCTTATTCCGATTGAGGAACAACCTGATTCTTTCTCTGAACGACTTGCACATGATTCATGCCTCGGCTTATGAGGCGTGAAAAGAACAACGCCCCGGACAACTTAACGGATTGTGGATAATGATAGGTGGTACTTTCATAATAGCACAATTCACTAAGTTGTCAAGAAAAACTTAGTATTCACAGACAGGAGGTATGTAAAGACATGGGGTTTAAGGAAGCGAGGCTTGCCGCTGGATTGACCGTTCAACAGGTAGTCAAGGCGCTAAAGGTTTCGGACGCATCTGTTTATCTATGGGAAACCGGGCAGATGTACCCGAAGACGGCGCGACTGCACGAAATCGCAGAGCTGTACGGCTGCACAGTGGACGAGCTTTTGAAGCCGAAAAAGGAGGGATAACATGCCAGCGGTAAAGTTCAGCCGGGACAATACGTCGAAGAACCTGTCCCGCCTGATTTATGGGAGGGTAAAGGAGAGAAACGTAAAACTAGATGACCTGCTTAAACTTGCCGGGGTATCAAGCAAAACGACGCTGACAAAGCGAATGCGCGAGCCATTGGGTGAGCAGATGAAAGGGACAATCGCAATTTGCAAGCGGCTTGGAATCACGCGGGAGGAGTTTTTGGACTCCTTTGATTACTAAGTATCCGGTTTTGGCGCTTGCAAAAATCTAAGAACAAACGAAAAGGAAGGAAACGCAAATGAAAGTCAGATTAACATTTTTGGAGCCTGTGCTTGGCACGTGGCCGAGCAATGAGAACGTGGCGCGGGATTTCATCGCGTCGAAAGCGCCGGACGCTTCTAGCGAAGCAAAGGCTTGGTATTGCAATGCTGGGTACGCAAAGGCTTTGCTATGCAATTCGTGGCAACGGCACTGTAGAGATTTGATGTGCCTCGCAAAGGCAAAGAATAGTCTGGCTTCGCGGCGGCATGGGATGCTATGTTTTGCGATGGAAAGGCTAGGATAAGCGACGCGAGGGCTATGAGCCGCGCGGCGAGGCCTGGACTGGCGCGGCAAAGGCAAAGTAAAGCAAAGATCGCGTGGCAAGGGCGAAGTAAAGCAAGGATTGGCAACGGCGTAGTAACGCGCGCTTTGCTTCGACAGGCAAGGGCAGAGATGGGCATTGATCGGCATGGCAAAGGCAATGTAAAGCTCAGCAATGCGTAGCGGCGGCAGGGCTGCGAAGGGCTCAGAGACGCAAAGGCTATGCAGCAAACAGAAAAGCCCCACTCGGCAAGGAAGATTATTTAAGGAGGATGAAATGAAAATTACAAAGGAGCTCCTGCGGGAGAAAGGCGCATGTGCAGCTGGATACATGGATTTTCTGAAAGAATTCCCGCAAGAAAAGTATCCGGATGGCGTAGAGTATCAGGATTTGCTGGACTGCTGCGCGGAGAAGAATTTCAGTTACGGATTATGGCTGCTTTCAGAATTCGGCAGGACGGATGATGTCCGGAAGGTCGACGGCGATCTGATCACCGAAAAATCAATCATTTTTGCTGGACGGCTAGAAGTTTCCGGAAGCATCAAGGCAAGCTGGGGCATCGAGGCAGGCTGGGGCATCAAGGCAGGCCGTGGCATCGAGGCAGGCTGTGGCATCGAGGCAGGCTGTGGCATCGAGGCAGGCTATGTCATCAAGGCAGGCTATGGCATCAAGGCAGGCTATGGCATCAAGGCAGGCTGTGGCATCGAGGCAGGCGAAGGCATCGAGGCAGGCTATGGCATCAAGGCAGGCTATGGCATCAAGGCAGGCTATGGCATCGAGGCAGGCTGTGGCATCGAGGCAGGCTGGGGCATCGAGGCAGGCTGGGGCATCAAGGCAGGCTGGGGCATCAAGGCAGGCTATGGCATCAAGGCAGGCTATGGCATCAAGGCAGGCTATGGCATCGAGGCAGGCTATGGCATCAAGGCAGGCTATGGCATCGAGGCAGGCTATGGCATCGAGGCAGGCTGTGAGTTTGGCATTTACGCAGGCCTCCGCGTGAGAATCACAAGCGAATACAGAAAAATTATCGCGAAGACCAAGCCGGAGAATATCATGTGCGGCGAATTTGTGGAGGCAGAGAATGAGTGACGTTGAAATTATCACGGAGTTAAACCACCGGGCGGCGCGGGAGCGCGAGCTTGGCGAAAGGTGGGATGAGATCGTGCGGCTTCGCAAGCGGCAAAAGAGCCTGATGAAGATCGCGGAAACGGCCTGCTTCTCTGTGGCGTGTATGCTGCTGGGCGGTACGGCGGTTATGCTGGGCTTCGGCCTGTTCCGGGCGGCGGCGTGCTTCTTCGTCGGCGCGGTGCTTACGGGGGCATGATATGGAGCACCCTTGTGAGAGCTGCACGAAGGGGCGCGGGGAGAATTGCATGTGCAACAGATGGCGGGAGTGGTTCCGCTACACATGCGCGAATCCGCCCGAATCGACTCAGGAGCAGAAGGTCACGTACCGCGATATCGTGTTCTGGACGGTGTTTACAGAAGCGTGGAGGTGAACATGAAGCAGACGGAGAGAATCCTGCAATATATGCGCGACTTCGGAAGCATTACGCAGCTGGAAGCGATTCGGGACATCAGCTGTATGCGTCTGGGAGCGAGGATTTTTGATCTCAAGCGTGAGGGTTACGCGATCAAGAAGGAAACGGAAACGAGCAAGAACCGGTATGGTGAGGACACGAGCTATGCCAGATACAGGTTGGTGGATGATGAAGGATAAACAGCAAGCGCAATGTATGTTTGACCGGTTCGGCGCTGAGATTTACGAAGGCGAAGAATACTTCGCCGGAAACGATGGAGATATCTTCGTGTGCGATTCTGAGAACTTTGACCCGGGCAATCATATCGTTTGCGATCTGGTAGAGACGATGGGAACAAAGTGGATATTAGAACAGCTGGGGTATCAGAAGAAGACGTTCTGCCCCGGCTGAGAAGGAGGGTAATATGCTGAAAGGATTTAACGAGCTTGTACAGATCGACGTTTTGCCGTTCTGTGACAAGCGGAAAGCGAAGGATGACAATGGGAAGCCGATCGAAGTTCCGTATCTTCCGTGGGCGAAATGTAAAATGCTGCTCCACGAAAACGGGGCGAGCGAGGTCTACTTTGTGCCGCTGAAAAATGAGACTGGCGGGTACTTATTCCAGTCAAAGGAAGTCCATGACAAGAATGGCAGAACGACGGGGTGCTATTTCGTTTCCGTCGAAATCCACATCGACGATAAGACGTTCCGAATGGATATGCCGCTGATGAACGGTTCCTTAGTGGTTTACGATGACACGTTGAATCAGCTTCGGATTTCCAATGCTCATGCGAGAGCGTTTGTGAAGGGCGTGGCCATTCACACGGGGCTTGGCTTCAAGCTCTGGCTAAACGACAAGGACACGGAACGCGCAGACGATGACCTATCCCAGCACAGCATTATGGCGATCAAGCAGAGAATCGAGCAGCTGATTACTTTGAAGCTGCAAAACGGGGCGGATATGAGCTATATCCTCTCGGGGCTTGGGCTGAATCAGAAGAAATTCGATCAGCTGATGGCGTCGTTCGGTAACATTCAGTATCTGGAAAATACGCTGAAACGCTTATGATACACGACCACGACAGAAGCGGGTGGTTCGGCGCGTCGGATACGGCGGCGATCATGGGCAGATGGGACACAAAGACGTTCCGCAGCTTTTGGCTGCAAAAGCTCGGCGTGAACCGCGACCACTTTTCGACACTGGAAATGGATACCGGAAGTGCTTACGAACACAGGATTCTGGAACATATCGGCATCCGAAAGATGGACAGGCAGATTAAGATTCGGCGGCTTCGGCTTCGGGTGAACCTGGATGGCGAGGACGCGCAGGAAATATCAGAGGTAAAGACGCACAAGGGAGAATCCTTCAAGGTGCCCCGTGCGTACTGGATGCAAGCACAGGTTGAAATGTTCGCGGCGAAAAAGAATCTGCGTATCGTTGCGTACCATCTGGAACCGGAAGACTACAGAAACTGGTTTCGGGAGATTGAGGACGATAGGTTGTCATATCATCCGATACCGTATGATCGGGATTGGATAGAAGGCGAGTATCTGCCACGGCTTCGGTATCTTGCGAAGTGTCTCAGAAAGGGGGTCATTCCGGTTGAGGGAGCTGAACATAGTTGAAGCTTCGTGGAGCATGGACGCGGCGGGAAGCTGGCTGAGACTCCGGCCGGAGCTGCCAGGACAAGCCCAGATGGTAGCCGGGGAGATTGAACCGCAGAAGAAGTACACGGTCACGATCAAGGAATTTCGCCAGAAGCGGAGCTTGGATGCAAACCGATATCTATGGGTGCTTTGCAATAAGCTTTCGGTCAAGGTGGGTGCGCCGCCGGAAGAAATCTACCGGCACTATATCCCGGATGTTGGCGATAACTCCGATACGATCTGCATTCCGGACGCAGCGGTCAAGCGATTTCGGGAGGACTGGGAATCGCACGGACTCGGGCGCTGCACGGAGGTCATGGCGTCAAAAATTCCTGGCTGCACGAACGTCATTTGCTACTACGGCTCAAGTACCTACGACACAAAGCAGATGGCGCGGCTCATTGATCTGGTCGTTGAGGACTGCAAACAGCAGGGCATTGAGACGCTCCCGCCGGAAGAACTCGAGCGTATGGCGCTGGAATGGAGGCAGGATGAGGAAAGAAACGAAGGCGACAAAGATACCTGAGAAGGTCAAGAAGGCCGTCTGGGCGCGCGACGGCGGGCGCTGCATCGTCTGCCTCCGCCCCGGCAATCCGTGGTGTCATTTCATCCCACGCTCGCAGGGTGGGCTTGGGATCGAAGAGAACATTGTGACGTTGTGCGATGGCTGCCACAAGCAGTTCGACCAGTCGGCGAAGCGCGAGCACATGAAAGCGTATATCAGACGCTACTTAAAAATGAAATATCCCGGGTGGGATGAAGAAAAGCTTATTTACAAGAAAGGAATGTAGATCATGGAAGACACAAGGACAAGCATTCTCCAAATGGCTCGTGGAGCGATTATGGAGAGAATCGACTACGAAATGACAAAGGTCGTGGACAACATCCTTGACCCGAACACAGAGGCTACAGCAAAGCGGAAAGTGCAGCTTACCATTGAGTTCCGCCCAGACTCCAACCGGCAGACCGTATCGGTTGCCTGCGGCGTGAAAAGCGCTCTTTGCCCGACAAATCCGGTTGCGACATCACTTTATATCACCGGAAATGAATTTGGCGAGGTCACGGCGGTGGAAATGGTACCGAACGTGCCCGGCCAGCTGGATATGATGGGCGAAGAACAGGAAGTAGCACCCGTCTTGAATTTGGTTAGAAATGCGTAAGGAGGAAAATGAAATGATTAAGGAAGCTATCGAGAAAATTGAGGCTATGGCGAAGCCGCAGGTTTTGGAAATTGGAGACCACACGTTTGCTGTCCTGCCGAATGGAAACTACAAGGAAATCCACGAGGATGTTTACGGCGCGAAAACGCTTGAACTGAACAGTCTCGACGCGCTGTGCAAGATGATCCTACGGGAGGGAACAGCTAATGCCGAAGACGGCCAGCTGTTTATCAAGATTCCATCGCATCTTTGCGTTGAGGCTTTCAGAACCCCGGATATGGATACTCCGTTTGAGCGGTTAACGCCGTATTTTGTTCGTGCGACGGACGTTCCCGGCTGGGATGCGGAAACAAAACTCACGTTCGAACGGGCGGCAGTCGCGCTGCAAACCAGATTTCAAGACTCGGAAGATCGCGCGTATACGCTTCAGCTGCTTTCGCAGATCACGACCGGCGCAAAGATCACCTATAACGATATTGGCGTCGCTACGACGATTGTCACGCAGAAGGGTGTGAGCTTACAGGCCAACGCGACGATTCGCCCGCTGGTAAAACTTCGCCCGTACAGAACCTTCCAGGAAATTGAGCAGCCGCTTGGACTGTTCCTTATCCGAATTGACGAAAGAGGCATTTCGTTCGTTGAGGCAGACGGCGGTATGTGGAAGCTGGAAGCGCGGAAGACGATCAAGGAATACCTCGAGGAACATCTTGCCGACGAGATCGAAGCTGGGCGCGTAACAGTCATGCTGTAAGGAGGAAGCATGCTGAACCACATTTATAAGAAAGGAACGTAATTATGGAATCCTATGTAAAACTGAGTACGGAAAAGTATGAGGAATTGGCGAAGAAGTGCCTGACGCTCGACATGCTCGCTGAATCGTATAAGAAGATGCCCTCGTATCGTTTCGACGATGTTTTGAAAGTCATTTTTGGCGCTCCGGAAGAGAATGCGGCGGATACGGAGGACGGCGAATGCTGAACCGCATTGTTATTATGGGCAGAATGACTCGAGACCCGGAGTTGAGAAAGACGCCGAACGGAACGTCCGTTGCATCCTTCACGCTGGCGGTTGACCGCGATCTTACGCCGAAGGGCGGAGAGAAAGAGACGGATTTCATTGATTGCGTCGCGTGGGCGGGAACCGCTGATTTTGTAAGCGGCTACTTTTTTAAGGGTAGCATGGCCGTCGTAGACGGTCGGTTGCAGCTGCGCGACTGGAAGGATAAGGACGGCAACAAGCGCCGGTCTGCTGAGATCGTGGCAAACCGTGTTTACTTCGGCGAAGGAAAGAAATCTTCGGAGCCGAAGGACCCGGAAAACCCCGGCGGGTTTACGATGATGGACGAAGATGACGGCGAAGAACTGCCGTTCTAAGGCGGTGGCGGGATGGCAAACAACAAAGACCCTGCCGTCTTGTTTTACACGTCGGATTTCCTATCCGGCTGTGCCTTGATGGATATGCGGGAGCGTGGGCAGTATATCACGCTCCTGTGTCTCCAAAGAGAGCGCGGGCATATGACGATGCAGGAAATCATACGGGCTGTCAAAAAGCCGTCAGACGAGGTTATGAGCAAGTTTCAGAAGGATGAGGACGGCAAGTACTTCAACCGCCGGATGGAGCTTGAAATCGAAAAACGGGACAAGCATTGCCAGCGTCAAAGGGAGAACATCAGCAAGCGTTGGAACAAAGAAAATGATAACTCTGGTATGGCTGATGGTAGTGCTTGCGGTAATACCACGGTATTACCTTTAGGAAATGGAAATGGAAATAGAAAAGAGAGTAGTTCTATTTCTGAGAAGAAACGTAAGAAATTTATACCACCTACGTTGGAAGAGGTTTCCGCATACGCGAAGGAGCGTGGAGTTCCGAATCTGGCACAGAAATTTTTCGACTATTATTCTGCCGGAAATTGGGCCGACGGGAAGGGCGATCCCGTACGGAACTGGAAGCAGAAGTTTTTGACGTGGGAATCGAAAGAACGCGAGAAGGGCGCGCCGTCACAGCCGGGGAAGAAGCCGGGCTACAACGTGCAGCATCACGGAGACGAGCTGTCCGATTTCCAGAGGGCGGCGATTCAGCGGATGTTGGGGGAGGAAGCATGATGAAGCAGGGAATCAAGGTCTGGATTGTCATTCCGGAGCCGCTGCCGATTTACCCTCGGCTCATGCCAAAGCTCAGAACGCCTTTAAGGGCGCGGAAGTATCCGCAGAAGATGCAGAACAAGGCGTTTTACCTCGTCAGCGTTAAGGACCCGGAGGACGGGCGGCGGAAGATTATCACCGTCCGGGAACCGGAATGCTGGGAGGCGGAAGTGACGGTGCAGGTCAGGAGGAAAGAATGAACAGTGTGAAAACGGAGTTGTTTCATGATAATTTCCAGAATTATAAAAAATACGGAATTCCAAAAGCACAACTTGTGATCGCGGATATCCCGTATAACATCGCTGGGAATGCGTATGCATCAAATCCAATGTGGTACAAAGGGGGAGATAACAAAAACGGGGAAAGCAAACTTGCGAAGAAAGCGTTTTTTAATTCCGATGGGAGTTTCAAAATCGCAGAGTATATGCATTTCTGCTCGCGTCTGCTTAAAAAAGAGCCAAAGGAGAAAAACCAAGCCCCGGCGATGATTGTGTTTTGCGCGTTCGAGCAGATACAGACGGTTATAGATTACGGAAAGCGATACGGGTTTCAGAAGTTTTACCCGCTGTTTTTTTGCAAAAACTATTCCGCGCAGGTGCTCAAAGCTAATATGCGTCCGGTCGGAGCAGTAGAATTCGCGGTTGTTCTTTACCGAAATAAGCTACCGAAATTTCGCAACGTAGACGTATACGGACAGAGGCACATGGTTTTTAACTGGTTTTCGTGGGAGAGAGATAACGCAAAGTTATACCCGAAAATCCACCCGACGCAAAAACCAGTGAGATTGCTGAAACAGCTTATTGAGATTTTTACAGACCCGGGCGACGTCGTGATAGACCCTTGCGCTGGTTCTGGGTCAACGCTTCGCGCAGCGGCAGAACTTGGACGGAATAGTTACGGGTTCGAAATCGACAAGCGGTTTTATAAAGCGGCGAAGGAGAAAATGCTCAGCTTTGAGCCGGACGGGCAAATAAAGTTGGAGGAACTGGCATGAGTAACTTTGGACCATGCGCGAAGGACTGCCCCAACCGGAAAGCCGGTTGCAGCGCGTCCTGCGAGGCTTGGAGCGCCGTGAAGGGAGAACGGCTGAAAAGCTACGACAAACGCGCCGAGATCATCGACATAAGCCAGATGACCGATGGCGGGGCAAAAAACTGCAGGCGAGCAGCAAGAGGGAAACGGAAAATAGGAGGGGAAATGTGACGCTATGACAGACAAGGAAACTATACGGGCGCTGCGGTGCTGCGAAAAAGAGGTTTGTGCAGACGGTGGTTTATGCCCGCTTTTTAGCGACGCGGATTGTATCGTGCATTTAGGCGAGGCAGCCGCTGACCTGATCGAGCGCCTGACCGCCGAGAATGCGAAGGCAGAAGCCGAGAGGGACGCTATAATCGAGCAGATAAAAGAGCGGCATGACTGCCTGGACTGCAAGCATAACGATTTTTGCGAATATGACGGTGCGATTGTCTTTGATTGCATGAACTGCGTGCAGGAAGGGTGTCCATGCGCCGGGTGCATCGATTCCAGCCGCTGGGAATGGCGCGGCTTGCCGGAAGGTGGAATGATGAAAGGTGCATCGAACTTCGACAAGCTGTGCCATCAGGTTTTTGATGGCAAAAACGACGGTACGAATTACCTTGCGTGGGAGACAGACATATGCTGCGGAAGATGTGGACACAAGCTCCACGTGTACTACTGCGAGGAAAGATTGTACCTCATCGAATGCGCGGTGTGCGGCACAAAAGCATTGACCAAAGCGGGGAATGTGGTGTTTGCGGCGTACAAGACGCTTGCACATACGCCAAAAATTGAGGAGGACGAAAAATGAGGCTCACAACGGATACCCCGAAAAACAATCTTGAAATGGCGCTGAACCTGTTCTACGTCAAGGACAAAGAGGTATGGGTGCGCGGATACGGGAAGAACGGCGCAGACATCAGCCTGTTCGACCTGTCGCGGGATCTGACCAGATGGAACTGCCCGTATGTGGACTTGGATATCTCGGATGATTCCTTCTCGACGATGATGGCCGAATGGCTCTGGGAAGATGTTGAATCGTTCGAGCACATTTTGGCTCTGCTCTATCAGGCAGCGTGGGTATGCGCGGAGCTGCGCGAACATTTGAAGCAGTTCGAGGACAAGGAGGATGCCGATGGAAAGACTAACGTTTGAAGGAAACTTTTGTGATATTGCACAGTGCCGAGACCTGGCGTGCCAGCAGAGCGGCAACTGCACGCAGAAGGAGGTATGGGAACGGCTCAAGGCTTACGAAGATGCGGGATTATCCCCGCAGGCGTGCGCCGAGGCGCGAGAGATAGAGGAAACACTTTCCGGCTGTGATTACTCCATCTCACGAATGGTGGAGCTGATGAAAGCCGACAAGGACGGGCGCGTCGTGATTCTGCCGTGCAAGGTGGGCGATACGGTGTGGTTTAAGACATACAAAAATAACGCGCGAGATTGCATTGGCGTGCAACCACATGAGGTTACAAGAATATCAGCAAGCATCATTGTTCCGGGGGAAATTGTGGATATCGGTATCCCTGTGGACCAGATCGGTGTGAGAGTATTTTTGAGCGAGACCGAAGCGGTTGCGGCTGACGCGAAACCTCCGGCTGGAAATTCCATTTTGGAAGTTTAGGAGGCGAAGCAGGATGGAACGGATGACAAGCCGAGATGAGGATTGCGTGCTGGTAAACGGTCACGCGCTGGGTTATGCGACGATCGGCGAACTCGTCCAGATGGCGGAACGTCTCGCAGCGTATGAGGATATGGACAGTAAGCGGCTCAGACCGGGCGATACGGTTTGGCTGTCTAAGATGTTTTACACGCGCCCCAAAAAGCCCGTGCCGGTCACGGTAGACGCAATCCGCATTGACGTCAACGGCACAACGTACATAACCGGGCGGAAGAGATTCTGCGAGGAAGCAATCGGACGAACGGTGTTTTTGACAGAGGAAGCCGCCAGAAAGGCTTTGCAGGAAATGGAGGGCAAGAAGGATGGCTAAGCACATAACCAAAGCGCAGTTGAGACAACTCTATCAGGCTCAGCTCTTCGATAACGACGAATATCTGAGACTTTTAAAAGAGTTTGCAGGGATAGAATCCCGACCGACCACGGAGTACAACCACTTCGACGAAAATGGCGAGTTTATTGGTAGCAGCGTGGACACCGATCTTTCTGACCTGCTGGACGAGGCAGGCGTGGAGGTGCGGGACGATGGGGCAACATAAGCACAACCCGACCGCTATTGCGGCGGCAAAAGGCGAGCTGCCGCCGAAGAAGCGGGAGCGGCGGCTGACCAAGCGGCAGGCGGAGCGGCTTTTGAAAGCAGAGATCCTGAGTAGATGCACGCCGCTGCTTGCACTGCCGTATGAAATGCAAAACAGAATCGGAAGGGAGTATATGTCTTATGACTGATTACATCAAGCACACAGATTTTCCAGTAAAATACACTGAAATATGGGCGTTGTACCATTTTTGCGTCGATCTTGGAATCAAATGCACGATAGAGCGCCTGCACGACGGCTATGCAGTGCGTTTCCCGGACGGAAGTGACTTCGCACAGCATCATGGCACATATGGCGGGACGGAAGGATGCGTTGAACCGGCTATCGGGGACTCCGAATTTGACTATACTGCAGTCGGCTTGAACTTAGCGAAGGAGCTCGTGAAGAAACACAAAGGAAAATTGGAGGCAGACCATGCCTGACGAATACATCAGCTGCGAGGAGGCCGAGCGGGCGACGGAGGGCAGGCAAAGGTGAGCAGTAAAGAGTACATGCGGCGCTACATCCGGGAGTACAAACGCGAATCTTACACGTTTTTCCGGGAAATCGGCCTTTGCGTCAGATGCGGGCTGAACCCGCCTCGGCCCGGAAAAACAAGGTGCCAGGCCTGCGCAGATAAGGAAAACGCATGGCAGCGGCAGGAAAGGAGCCGGAAGTATGGACAAATCCGAGTATGAGAAAATGAACGTCAAAAAACTGGTTGAAACGATCTGCTTTTTGAAAGAGCAGAATCAAAAGCTTGGGGTGACGCTTTTGCAGGCCATGCGCGATATGGAGAAACTGGATGCCTGCGAGATCTGCAAATATAGCCACAATGGAAGCTGCACAGCGCCGAAGGAGCTTACAATGGGCGGATCGTGCTTCAGCTGGCGCGGAAGGAGTGATTGAAATGCCTGACGGATACATCAGCCGCGAAGCGGCGCTGGAAGACTTTGAATCCTGCAACGCGGAAAATCCGAACTGGACGCCTACGCGGGTGAAAACGCTCCTGCTGCGTCAGCCCGCCGCCGACGTTGCGGAGGTGGTGCATGCGAAGTGGATTCCGTTCCATAGCGAAGCGGCAGGAGATATCCAGTATTGCTCGGCGTGCGACATCGGATTTGACGCGCGAATGGATTACTGCCCGCACTGCGGGGCGCGTATGGACGGCTGGAAGGAGGACGCAGACAATGGAGAGTGAAAAACTGGTTTCTGCCGATGGTCTGAGGGAATGGTTGAAGAAGATCCCGCTTCATGATTTGAGCGGAGGTATTCGATGGGCGTGATCCTTGCGATTGACCCCGGCAACGAGAAATCCGGCTATGTTATCGTAGAGCACGACGGGAAGGAAATCCGGAAGGTGCTGGACGTTGGGAAGATTCCGAACGAGGAGATATATAAAGTGCTCTGCTGGCCATATGAACATTTAGCGATTGAGATGGTGGCGGGAATGGGAATGCCGGTAGGCCAAGAGGTGTTTGACACCTGCTTCTGGATTGGGCGGTTCTGGGAATATGCCGAGATTTACCGGCAGGGATACCAGATACAGAAGATCTTCCGCCGGGAGGAAAAGCTTTACCTTTGCGGCAGAGCGACGGCGAAGGATGCGAACATCCGACAAGCCCTCGTCGACCGCTACGCGCCAGGTCAGCCGAACTACGGCAAGGGAACAAAGAAGAACCCCGGTTTCTTTTACGGCTTCTCGGCGGATATGTGGGCGGCTATGGCGGTGGCTGTGACGTATTTTGATAAGTACATAAGGGGGATACAGCTATGATTTGCCCGGGATGCAACAAAAAGATGCGGTGCAAAGACAGCAGGCCTACCAGTGACAGAATCATAAAAACACGAAGATATTTATGCGAAAGCTGTGGCGAGGTGCGCTACACGGTGGAGATCCTAAAGGAAACATACAGCGCGCTTTCAGCGCAAAGACTAAAGGAGGTAACGCATGGAGCAGTTGAAGGGCGCGAAGTTTGACGGCGGAAAGCCCAGACCGTCCACCGTCCCCGTGGAGGCGATAGAGGCGATCATGGCGACGCGGGGATATGGCTTGGCGAAGTACAAAGACGCGGAGGACTGGCGCAGCATTGAGCCGGAGAGATGGCACGAGGCGCTGTTACGTCATGTCTTAGCAATCTGGGAAGACCCGACGCACATTGACGAAGAATCCGGGCTTCCGTCTATTTGGCACGTGATGACAAACGGGGCGTTCTTGTGTGCGTGTTTGAAGGATGTCTTGGACGAGAAAATGAAACAAGGGGGGTGATACGGTGAGCAAACCGCGCTATGGGTGGTGGGGGTATGCGAAGTGGATGATACGAAGTTACAAAAGCGGTACGCTTATGACGCGCGAGGAAATCGACGCGGTAGATGCTGCCGTCGAGGAAACAAAGCAGCTTCCCGACGGGGCGGAACGCCTCCGGCTCATAGATTTGGTTCTTTGGAAGCGTACACACACCTTACAGGGCGCTGCGATGGTGGTATATGTTTCGGAGCGTACCGCTCAGGAATGGCATAGGCAGTTTATCTACTTGGTGGCAGAAAAACGTGGTTTATATTCAAAAGTTTGCGTAAGAGAGCCTTAAACATAGTGTATCGTTGAGAGCGTAGAGGTGTATCCTCTGCGTTCTCATCCTTTTCAACGGCTACGCAGCGTACTGCGGAACCTCCTTTTTCTTAGCTCCACCGGAAACCGCAATCCGGTGGAGCGTGAAAAGGATAACTATTTCGAGGTGGTGATTATGGCTGCGAGGTTGACAGATCGGCAAAAAAAGAAAATAGTTGCCGACTATGCCCAGCTCGGAAGCTGTAACGCTGTGGCAAAGCTTAACGGCTGCTCCCCGAACACCGTAAAGAAGATTGTGCACAATAATGCAGATATTGCAGAGATGTGCAGACGAAAAAAAGAAGAAAACACAGCAGATATTCTCGCGTACATGGACTCCCGAAAAGAGCTTGTATGTTCTTTCATTGGGAAAGGGCTTGAGATGCTAAATGACCCTGATAAACTCGCGGCTGCAAACCTCAGCCAGATTACAACGGCGATGGGGACGCTGATCGACAAATGGGCGATGATTGGGGGAAATCCATCAGATACGATTAAGGAAGACGCTCTGAGTCAGAGCTTGCGTGAAATGGCAGAAGGGTTGGGGAGCGATGATTAGCCCAAAACAGCAGAAAATCCTTGCATTCCCCTATTCCAAGTATGACGCGCTGATCTGCGACGGCGCTGTGCGTTCCGGTAAGACCTCCATCATGATGTGGGCATTTGTACGCTGGGCGATGGAGAATTTCAGCGGGCAGCGCTTTGGTGTGTGTGGCCGCACGGTTGATAGCTGCACAAAGAACATCATTGTACCGTTTACGGCGATGAGCCTTGCGAAGGAGCGCTATATCGTCCGATGGCGGCGCGGCGATAAGGTCATGGAAGTGCGACGCGGTGCTGTGACGAACTATTTTGAAGTTTTCGGCGGCAAGGATGAGGCAAGCTATACGCTGATTCAAGGCAGAACGTTAGCTGGCGTGCTGCTGGACGAAGTTGTACTTATGCCCCGCTCTTTTGTGGAGCAGGCACTTGCGCGTTGCTCTGTGGACGGTGCAAAGCTGTGGTTCTCTTGCAACCCCGGAAGCCCTCACCACTGGTTCTATCAGGAATGGATAAAGCGGCATAGAGAACGGAACACGCTTTACCTACATTTCGAAATGCGGGATAACCCCGGCTTGAGCGAAAGGACGCTTGAGCGCTATGAGAACATGTACGCCGGGATATTCTACGACCGCTATGTGCGTGGGCTGTGGGTAGCTGCGGAGGGAATTGTTTACAAGGACTTTGCCAACGACACGGAAAAGTATCTGATTGACGACCCTATCAAATGGGTGGAAGAAAACGATACAAAGTTTTCCGTTATTTCCATCGGCGTTGACTTCGGCGGCACGAAGTCTGCAACGAAGTTTCAAGCGACTGGAATCACAAAAGACTATCGCGTGGTCGCACTGGAAGAGGAATACATCAAGAACGAAGAGATCGACCCTGACGCGCTGAACAGGCGGTTTGCTACGTTTTGCAAGCTGATAACATCGAAATACGGATACAGCCAGACGCGGGCAGACAGCGCGGAAACGGTTTTGATTCGTGGGCTAGATCATACGGCACAGAAGCAGAATCTTGGGACACAGGTCAAGAACGCGCTGAAAATGCAGATCACAGACAGAATCAGACTGGTTGTGCTGCTGATGAAGCAAGGCAGGCTCAAGGTTTCGCGGAACTGCCCGCATTTGATCGATGCGTTCCAATCAGCAATTTATGACCCGGATAAGTTCGAGGACGAGCGACTTGACGATGGGACATCCGATATTGACAGCCTCGATGCGTTTGAGTACAGCATAGAGCCATATTACAAAGACCTGGAACGCGCCGGGCATACGATAGGACGGTGAAAGAGTGAACATACGCAGAGCATTAAAGGAGATGGGATTCGATACCGTTGATCTCGATTTCTACAAGCTGATCGGAGTGTGGGGAGACTGGTACAAAGGGAATGTCGAGGACTTCCACAGTTACACGGTATGGAATGGCATTGAAGAATTGGAATGCCACAGATATTCCGTAAGCATGGCGAAAAAGGTATGCGAGGACTGGGCAAACCTTCTGATGAACGAGCGGGTAAACATCACGCTCGAGGGGAAGAAGGAGCAGGAGTTCGTAGACACGATTCTCTCGGAAAACAACTGGGAGATCAAGGCGAACGAATCGCAGGAGCGAAAGGCAGCGCTTGGAACGATAGCGTATGTTCCGGTCATTGAGGGAATGTTCATCAATCCGGACACTTCCGAAATTGCTGATTCTGGGCGCATTCGTATCAACTATGTCAGCGCGACGAACATTTATCCCCTGACATGGGACAATGGAATCATCAGAGAGTGTGCGTTCGCCTCTACAAAAAAGGTGGACGATACAGAGTACACATACATTCAAGTTCACAGGCTGAACGGCGGCGAGTACGACATCGAGAACCATTTGTATGATTCCGAAGAAGTCCCTCTGACCAGTGTAAAGGGCTTTGAAACAATCCCTCCTGTTGTACATACAGGGAGCGACAAGCCTCAGTTTGTCATTGACAGACTGAATATCGCGAACACCGATGAAAATAATCCGCTTGGTGTGGCTGTGTTTGCATATGCCATTGACCAGCTCAAGAGCGTTGATATTACGTATGACAGCTATGTGAATGAGTTTGTTCTTGGCAAAAAGCGCATTGTAGTGCAGCCGGAAGCAACTCGGGACGTGAACGGAAGACCGGTCTTTGATAAACGTGAGACTGTGTATTACGTTTTGCCGGAAGACAGGGCGAACAACGGGAACATCTTGCAGTCTGTTGACATGACGCTTCGTACCGAGGAGTTCAACACCGGTATGCAGGATATGCTGAATATTCTTTCCAGCAAGTGCGGCTTCGGTGAGAATCATTACAAATTCGATCAGGGAAGTATTGCTACAGCGACGCAGGTTATCAGCGAGAACAGCACCATGTTCCGAACGATCAAGAAGCATGAGATTTTGCTTGAACAGGCAATCACAGATCTTTGCAGGACGCTGCTCCGCATGGGGAACAGGTACATGGAAGCTGGCCTGAATGAGGAAGTACAGATTTCTATTGACTTTGACGATTCTATCATCGAGGACAAGCAGACGGACTTCCTGCGAGATATGCAACTGCTGGACGCTGGGATTATGAACGACTGGGAGTTCCGTATGCGCTGGATGAACGAGGACGAGGCAACCGCAAAGGCTGCAATCCCAAAGGCGCAGGACATGGTAACTGAACAGCAGCAGGAGGTGGAGTGATGGGAGGCCGTGGAAGTTCTGGAGGCGCTGGAGGCGGCGGAGCCGGTATTATACAACCATTACCGCAAGCACTGGTTAGCGGCATACTGGCAGATGCACGGGATGACGGTTTACCCGACGATCTCATGGAGCGATGAGAGGAGCTATGATTGGTGCTTCGATGGCGAGCCTGTCGGCGGCATAGTGGCGGTTTCTTCGGTTGGGACGCAGGCAAACAAGGATAGCAAACGCCTGTTCCTGCGCGGATACGAGGAAATGATGAAGCGGCTATCTCCGGAATGGGTGATATTTTACGGCAGAGTACCGGAAGAATGCGACTGGAACGTGATACGGGTAAAACCGCATTACGATGATATTGTGAAACGGAGGAAAGCAAATGAAATATCCGTTTCATCCGGAAGTCCTTGACGCGCTGCCGGAAGAACTGGCAGAACTGTTCCGAGGATTGGAAGATACGCTTCTCGATGAAATATGCAGTAGGCTTGCGCTGAAAGACCAGCTGAACGAAGTGACTGTTCAGGCAATCAGAGCGCTTCGTTCGCATGGTATCGGCACGAAGGAGATTGAAAAAGCAATCCGCAAGACCTCTGGAATTAGCGAGAAGAAGCTCAAGGAGCTTTTCGGTGACGTTGTTGCCAGAAACCAGAAGTATTTCACATCGGTTATCGACATGGCAGGGCTGACACAGCCTGATATTCTGGTGAACGCTGCGACAATCGAAGCAATCAGAGCGCAGACGCTTGACGAATTTCATAACATCACACAGTCTATGGGGTTTCTGGTGGACAAAGGCAGAACGATGCTTCCACCCGCGCGTGCATATCAGTGGGCGTTAGATTCTGCTGTCATGCAGATTCAGAGTGGGGCAATCAGCTACAATCAGGCGATCAAGTCTGCTGTTCAGCAGCTTGCAGGCGGTCTGAAAGTTGTGAATTACGAAAGCGGACACGTTGACCACATCGACGTTGCTGTTCGGAGAGCCGTCATGACCGGCGTGAATCAGATCTGCGACCAGTACACGAACCAAAGCGCAGAGTACCTTGATACGAGATACTTTGAAGTGTCTGCGCACTCTGGGGCGCGTGACAAGCCGGGCGCTTCGCCGTGGTCTTCACACAAAGAGTGGCAAGGCAAAGTTTATTACCAGAGCGAAAACGGCGAACCTGACCCGCTGGGGCTTTACGATGACCTTGTGGAGACTACCGGCTATGGATATGTTGATGGCCTGACCGGCGCGAACTGCCGCCATCACAAATATCCATTTATTCCCGGCGTTTCGGAGCGAACTTACACAGACGAACAGCTCAAGCATATCGACGATGGTCTTGGCTGCACGTTTGATGGAAAAACTTACACAGCCTATGAAGCGACGCAGATGCAGCGCCGCATAGAGCGTCAAATCCGCGCGCAGAAAAAGCTTAGAAACGCATACAAAGAAGCTGGGCTTTCCGAGGACGCGACCGCCGCGAACATAAAGCTTCGGCGGCTGAACGCAGAATATAGCAGGTTCAGCAAGGCGGCAGGATTGCCGGAGCAACCAGAAAGGACAAAAGTTTTCTACAAATAATTTACAGGTAAAACCCGCGAAGCACTGCGGTTTTTATACAATCTATCGCCGCGACGAACTGCGGACAAAGGAAAGGAAGATAGAAATGGCACTGACCAGAAAATTAATGAAAGGCATGGGACTCACCGACGAACAGGTGGACACCATCATTGAAGCACATACCGATACCGTAGACGGCTTGAAGGCTGATGTCAGCAAGTACAAGGCTGATGCGGAGAAACTGCCCGGCGTTCAAAAGCAGTTGGAAGACCTCAAGGCGGCGGGCGATGGCGGATATAAGGAGAAGTACGAAAAAGAACACTCGGACTTCGAAGCATATAAATCCGGCATCACAGCAAAGGAAAGCAAGGCGGCAAAGGAAAAGGCTGTTCGGGCTTACTTTGAAAGCAAAAATATCACAGGCGCAAATCTCGATCTTGCCATGCGCGGCTGCGGCGAGGAAATGACCGCATTGGAGATGGACGGTGAGAAAATCAAGGACACAAAGAGCCTCGATGCACTTATCGAAGGAACTTATAAAGGACTTGTATCCAAGCCTTCTGTCCGTGTGGACATGGGCGCACGTCTCAACGACGGCGGCAAGGCGATGACGAAAGACGATATCATGCAAATCACTGACAGAGCGGAGCGGCGCGCTGCAATCGCCGCAAATATGGATTTGTTTAGAAAGGAAGATTAATTATGGCTGTTGATCCTAAGCTGATTAAAAAAGCTGATCTTGCGCGAGTTCGCGAGATCGAATTTACCGAAATGTTCGGCTATTCCATCAAGAAGCTGATGGAGGCTCTTGGCGTTACCCGCAAAATCGCAAAGCAGGCTGGCACCGTGCTCAAGAGCTACAAGGCTACCGGCACGCTGGAAGATGGTGCCGTGGCGGAAGGTGAAACCATTCCCCTGAGCAAGTACAAAACGGAAGCCGTGAACTATCAGGAGATCACGCTCAAGAAGTGGAGAAAGGCAACGTCTGCTGAGGCTATCACCGACCGTGGCTACGATCAGGCGGTGGAAATGACCACAGACGAGATGCTCAAGGACGTGCAGAAGGGCATCCGGAAGGACTTCTTTGCGTTCCTCGCCACCGGCACAGGAACGGCGACGGGCACGACATTCCAGGCTACCCTTGCGCAGGCGTGGGGGCAGTTGCAGGTTCTGTTCGAGGACGACGAGATCGGTGCGGTTTATTTCATGAACCCTCTGGATGTGGCAGACTACCTCGCAACGGCGAACATTACCTTGCAGACCGCTTTCGGAATGACCTACGTGGAGAACTTCCTCGGCCTTGGCACTGTAATCTTCAATTCCAGTGTTCCGAAGGGTAAGATCTACGCTACGGCGAAGGACAACATTGTTCTGTATTACATCCCCGTGAACGGCGCAGATCTTGGCGAAGTGTTTGACTTCACCACCGACGCAACCGGCTATATCGGCATCCATGAGGAGCCGGACTACACCAACATGACCGCCTCCGATACCGTTATCAACGGTATGGCGCTGTTCGCAGAGCGCATGGACGGCATCGTAGTCGGCACGATCTCGGCGGGGGGTTAAATGAACTGTTGAGAGCGCCTGCCTCTGAACCGCCCACGTTTTCCGGCATGACGAAAGCACAGCTTCTCGATTATGCTGAGGAAAACGGGGTGGAAGGGGTCAACAGTTCCATGAAAAAGGCTGAAATTCTGGCTGTTCTGGAAGGGGTGGAGTGATGATCTACGCTGATTATGAATACTACTGCGATACTTACATGGGAACTGTAGACGCGGATAGTTTTTGCAGATTGGCGACACGCGCCAGTTCCTTCCTTGACTACTACACGCAAAACCGAGCAAAGGATTTTGCAGAGCTGGATGCTGTAAAAATGTGCTGCTGTGCCTTAGCCGACCAGTATATGCTGATCGACACGGCACAGGAGCTTGCCAGAAAAAATGTGTCCGCCGGGCTTGCATCTGACGAAGGAGAATTGCAGAGCGAGACTGTAGGCGGCTATTCCCGGACGCTTCGCAGCGGCGGTGATTCTTCCGTGTCTGCATTGAAAGCGGCTTCGGAGGCGAAGAAGGCTCTTGCAAGCGTAGCGCGTGAATATCTAGCCCATACCGGGCTTCTTTACAGAGGCAGGTGTTTTGCATGTACGCCCCCCACACCGTAACAATCTACAACGTCACGCAGGAGCAAGACCAGGATTTCAATGACACGCAGAAACGCTATATCACAGTGATTCGTGGCGTAATGCTCCAAGCGTCGAAAGCTGCCAACGTCCGCGCGAGCGGGCTTGAAGGAGCGGACGCGGTGAATCTGTACATTCCGTTTTCCTCGCCAGCCGTAGACGGCGTGACAGGAGCGGAGAAGCGCTATGTCGGACCGCAAGAGTTCTGGCGAGCAACTGATAAAAGCAAAATCTGGACGCTATCCACGGACGGTAACGGCGGCACTACCTTCTTTGTGAAAGGTGAAGTAGTCGAGCCGGACAAGACGGAAGAACAGATTGAGATGTTTTACGACGATGTGTACAAAGTGACAAAGGTGGACATGAAGGACTTCGGCAGTCCTTCTATGCAGCACTGGCAGGTCGGAGGCACGTAATGCTGAAATTCAGTGTGAAAACCGATGGCTTTGACGAGCTTCAGGAGGCTATAGCACGGGCTTGCACAAAAGCCGAACACATTGTTGCTGTACAGGTAAAAAAGGACACAAGCCCGTATGTGCCGTTTCTGACGGGCTCTCTCGACCAGAGAACACTTGTGGACGGTAATGCGATCATCTATCCGGGGCCATATGCACGGTTTCTGTATTACGGGAAAGTTATGGTTGACCCGGAGACTGGAAGCACATACGCGCCAAAGGGCGGGACGAAGGTTCTGACAGACAAAAACCTTGTGTTCACGACATCCGGACACGCGCAGGCACAATCACACTGGTTCGAGGCTTCAAAGGCTGAGAACCTTGACAAATGGATTCGAGTTGCAGATAAGGCGGTGAAAAATGGGCTCTGAAAAAGAAAAAAAGCTTGTTTCTTCCGAGGAAGAACAGGACATATCCAGAAAAATGATGGTCTGGGTAAACTCGTTTTCGGATGACGATCTCCCGGCTGCAACCATCAATTATGAGTTCCTCGCCGCTGATTCTGCAAGCGTGGCTCTGTCCGTGATTCCAGGCACATACATCACACAGAAATACATCTTGGGCGGGCATGAAGCAGAATACCAGTTCAAAATTATCGCCCGTATCTTCCCAGGCAGCAGCAACGACAAGCGCCTGAAAGCGGACGCAGTGCTGAATCGATTCGGAGACTGGGCGATGCAGAATTATCCGTCTTTGGGCGATGGAATCCGCGTCCGGCGCATGGATGTATCCAGCCGCGCGGCGTTACTTTACCCATACAAGGACGGTTCGGAAGACCATCAAATCTTAATGAAGATGAAATATGAGGTGATTTAACTATGGCAGAAAATATGACCTTTAACACCGTTGCTGGGCAGCCTGTAGACAGAGAACTTTTGATTCTTTGTGTGAATACGGGTACTGATCCCGCCGCCGTATGGTCGCCGCTTGGGACGCGCGTAACGGATTCCAGCATGGAATACGACTGGCAGAAGGATTCCAAAAAGGACATCATCGGCACGACCAGAACCACGATGAAAAAGCCCATCATTACGCAGGACTTTGAACCGTGCGAACTCGATGCCGGAGATGTTGCGCTTACGCATATCTGGAACCTCGCCGTTAAGGAACAGAACGCGGCGGCTCTGGCGAATCAGGACATTCTTATCGTGCATCATTACGCAGGCACGAAGAAAACGGCTGTTTTTGCAGAGAGATACAAGGGCGCTGCAATCGAGGCGACAGGTCTTGGCGGCGAAGGCGGCGGCTTCGTAGGTATGCCGCTTACGGTAACGCCGGGCGGCGAGAGAATCACCGGCACTGCGGCGGTTGGTTCCAACGGAGAAAT